TGGCTCCCGGTACAGAGTTCTACATCATATCTGGCGGTATCTTTGATCCAGGACATCCAGTAATTGGTAATGGATTAGGGATTCCTACTCGTCTATATAAAATCATTATTGAAAAAAACAGCAAGACAGTACAGGCGTACCTAATGCCAAATGAGCCAATTACTCCAGCAACAAGTTGGCCGAACTATCAAGTACCTATGGCCGCTATAGAGCAGGCCACAGGAATGCATTTCAATTTAGGGCAGTAACATGATAGTTGATACCCTTAAAGATTTACCACGTAATCCAAAAGTTGGAGATACTTATCTAGTAGAGGGCAAACTACCCTATACTTGGACAGGAGTCTGTTGGACACGCCCGTATCCAGTTTATCCAGAAGATGACGGGACTGATCGACCAATAAATCCATACGCACCACATTAATCATAACTGACTGTCTTGACAGTCAGTTTTCTTTTATGTTACAATAGAGTATACTTAAATACTCTACATGAATAAACTCAAAATAGCCATAGTTGACATTATTGGTCTTAACTATGATGGAACTACATTAAGCAAAAAAGGCATCGGCGGCAGCGAAAGCAGTATAATATCTATTGCCCGAGAACTAGTTAAAATAGGATTTGAAGTTAGTATTTTTAATGACTGCTCAACTACCGAAACACGCCCGGGAACCTACGATGGGGTTATATATTATCCCGTCACTGTATTAGCTGAACGAGACTATCAGTTTGATATAGTTATCAGTCAGCGCACTGTTATTCCATTCACTCCTAAAAACTTATACGACCAAGTCAAACAGCCACCACCTCGTGATTTTAACGCAGATTTATTTTTACAGTTGCAACGTCCTAATCAACTAAAGATACTTTGGATGCAAGATACATTTATCTGGGGCGATCATTTATTAGAAACGTTATTGATCAATCGTTGTATCGATGAAATATTCTTGATCAGTGACTGGCACATCAGTTATGTAGCCAACACATTTGCACATGGTCCTCGACGCAATTTTGAAGTGTTTAAGAATCGTATTTTTCATACAAGAAATGCCATCAACAGATACATAGACTGGGTTGATGTTAAACAAAAAGATCCCAACCTGTTTGTTTATAATGCTAGCGTTACTAAAGGTATGGAGCCGTTAGTACGTAAGATATGGCCAAAAATACGTGCCGTACAGCCCAAAGCTAAACTAAAGATCATCGGAGGATACTATCGTTTCCGAGATGAAAACGGAGTCAGCCCCGCCAACCAACAGGTAGTAGAACTACAGAAGTTAACAGAAAATGATCCTAGTATAGAGTTTACAGGTATTATTCCACAACCTAAAATAGCTGAGATTATGGCAAAGGCGTCGGCTTTCCTGTACCCAGGAGCATATCCTGAGACTAGCGGTATCAGCAGTATTGAAAGTATTAACTACAATACTCCTGTTATAGGAACAAGATTCGGTGCTATGGAAGAGTCAGCAACCGATTCAGCCAGTTACTTTATAGACTATCCTGTAGAACCAAATGGATTATATCCTTGGATTGATCCCGATCATCAAGCAGATCTATATGTTCAAACAGTATTACAGGTTATGAACAATCCCTATCTACATCAACAAAAACAGAACGCTTGTAATGCTGTTAAAGATGTCAGTACCTGGGATACTGTGGCCTTACAATGGAAACAACACTTCTTTAATCAATTTGGAAGAACATTAACAGACCGAGAACAAGCCCAGGTAGATTGGATAAACTATCGTGTACACAAAGTATTTGGAAGACGATATATAAATCGTGATGAAATTATTTCTCGAGCTAAACCTTCTTCTATTACATCTCTACCCAATCCAAGAATCAAACTAGCGTTTATTGATATAGTGGGCATGAGCTATGACGGCAATACCCTAAAGAAAAAAGGATTAGGTGGAAGCGAAAGTGCTGTTATATTAATTAGCGAACAACTAGCACAAATAGGATTTGATGTTACGGTGTTTAATGGATGTGATGAAGATGGAAGTTTGCCCGGAATATACAATGAAGTAACCTATAAACCTTTAAGTTCTATCGCTGCCAATACAGATAAGTTTGATGTAGTAATTAGTTCTAGATGTGTGACTCCTTTCATAACTAATCCTTGGTATGAATATCCACAAACTACTCACCGTAAGTTTAACTATAGAGATTTTGAATACATACGTAATAATGCCAAACTAAAAGTATTTTGGATGCACGATACATTCTGTTGGGGTGACGACATATTAGAACATTTAGTTGTTAATAACTGTATCGATGAAATATGGACCTTGAGCGATTTTCACGCTATGTATGTAATGACCTGCGCACATCCTAAATTGCGTAACTTTGAAGTACTACGACGTAAAATGTGGACTACTCGCAACGGAATGGTCAAGTACTTTGATAGCGTAGATCTAAATCTTAAGGATCCAGATAAGTTTATATTCAATGCTAATATGAGTAAAGGATTAGATCCTTTACTAAACACCATATGGCCAAAAATTAAAGAACGTATCCCAAAAGCTAGACTAACTGTTATAGGTGGATTTTATAAACTTGGATCAGCATTTGCTCACGATAATGAAAAAGAAGAGTTTGATAAAATAGCCAAATCTAGCTATAACGATCCTACCATTACCTTTACAGGAATTATATCGCAGAGTGAAGTAGCAGAGCACTGCGCCACAGCCAGTTACTTCATTTATCCTGCGGCATTACCCGAGACTTATGGCATCAGTACTCTTGAAAGTTTATATGCTAATACTCCATTGCTAACTTGTCGATTTGGTGCTTTAGAAGAAACTGCTACAGACTTTAGCTATATGATAGATTACTCTGTTGTACCAAATGGATTATTTCCTGATATTAATCCTTTACAACAAGCTGATCTTTTTGTTGAAATGACTGTGTCGGCCTATAACGACAAAGACGGACATCTCAAACGTATGAAAGCATTAGATGATATTAAAGATCTAGTAGGTTGGGATGTAACAGCATTAGAATGGAAACAGCACATTTATAACAAACTAGGGTGTTATCTAAGTAGAGAAGAAAGCCAACAAGCTACGTACAGTAAAAACAAATATCATTTACTATTCAATCGTCGTAGTTCTACCAGTGAAGAATGGCTGGCTCCTAAACAAGGTCCTGAAAAAAAGATTGTTGTAATTAGCCCCTGTTACAAAGCAGAAAACTTTATAGCTCGTTGTATTGCGTCAGTAGCCGCACAAGATTATGACAACTACGAACATATATTAATCGATGATGCTAGTACAGACAACGGGTATGTAATAGCACGTCGAATGATTGAAGACCTACCTGAGAATATTAAAAACAAGTTTCGTGTAATACGCAATACAGAAAATCGCGGAGCCGGGTATAACTATGTGACTACAATACGTCAACAACAGCCCAACGATATTGTATTAATGCTTGATGGAGATGATTGGTTAATTAATCGTCCAGATATATTTGATTACTATAATAGATTACACGATGATTATGATTTTACCTACGGTAGTTGTTGGAGTGTTGTTGATAGTATACCTTTAGTGGGGCAACCTTATCCTCCAGAAATAAAAGAACATAAGACTTACAAAAACTATAAATTTAATTGGAACATACCTTACACACATCTGCGCACAATGAAGGCTAAGTTTTTAATGTTTGTTCCAGATCACGAGCTACAAGACTCACAAGGTAATTGGTTTAAAGCAGGCAATGATCTTGCTATATTTTATTCTAGTATTATAAACGTAGATCCTGATCGTGTTTATTCTGTACCTGATATAGTGTATAATTACAATGATGCTAGTCCTTACAACGACTATAAAATTAATAGAGAAGAACAAGATCTTACAATATTAGCCATAGTCCCTAAGAGTCTAAATCCTACAGAACTTCCTAAACCTATTAAAAAAATGCCAGAGTCTAAAAAGAAAATCCTAATAGCCATACCAACTAACCGTAATATAGAAGCAGATACCTTTAAGAGTATATATGATCTACGTGTACCAGAAGGGTATGAAACTGTATTTCAATATTTTTGGGGATATCAAGTAGAACAGGTCCGTAATTTAATAGCAAATTGGACCATACGTAATGGATTTGAATATCTATTTGCAGTGGATAGTGATATTAGTTTTCCTCCTGACACACTAGAACGTTTGTTAAGCCACGATCGAGATATAGTCAGTGGAGTTTATATACAACGTATCCCAAATACACAT